GAGCGCCGCACCGATGGTGGCGCGCATGGTCGAGAGTGGGCAGAGCAACCCGTTGGTCGAGGTGGTCCGCGCGGTCTCGATCATCGTCGCGACCGGAACCCACGTCACGCTCGGTTCGGCAACCGCGGCTCGCGAAGGGCTCGGAGACCCCGCGGTGCGCGACGTGCTAAAACGACTCACCGCGAGCCCGCCGTCAGCGATGGTTCACTGAAGAGGAGGGGCCGGGGCGCGCTGAGGGAACGCGCCCCGACCCCGAGCAAGACGACGCAACGAACAGAACGCGCGGGTGGGAGGGTCCGCGGTCGGGCGACCGACCCCGCCAAGCTGCACGCAACCGCGCGCCGTAGTCAAGCCCTCCCTGCCAGAATCGACCCACCAAAAAAACACAACGCTTGTGTTTTTTCTGTTGACGCCGGTTACGTCCGGACGTATTTACGTCCTCACACGGGGCGCGGCCCCAAAGGAGAAAAGACGATGAAGGCATATCACACCAGCACCGGGAGCAGCGAGCAGCGGGTTTGGGCGCAGGATGACCGCGGCGGGTGGTGGACCCGCTCGCGGGTCCGCGATTATCGCTATGGGTGGAAGTGGTCGGCGTGGCGCGAGAGCGCCCCCGCCCCCGCCCCCGGGAAGATCGACCTCGACTTCGGCGGGGTGAGCGCGGGTAGCACCGCGATCGAGCCCGCGCGATGGCCCAAGGTGCGGCTCCCCCGGGTCGCCTGAGAGCCCGCGGGCGGGGCGCCGAGGGGCGCCCTGCCCCTCCCGCCCTCGCAACGCAACGCCCCTTGACGCGCGACGGGCATCCGTTGCAGCGTCGGGGTGGTGACCCCGCCGAACCGCAACAGCGTTGCGCCAGCACCGCGCCCCGCGGCTGAGATCCAGTGGCAGCCTAGAGGGCTCCGAGCAGAGCTAGACTTTCCGCGCTCGGGAGCCGCAACGGGCGGTGTTGCGGTCGAGGTCCAGCGCGACACCGTGACCCTCACCGGGTGGGCCCCCGTTGCGCCTGCGGGGCGCCGCGTGGCGTGGCGCCTCGAAGTCTACGGGGAGACGCCGGCCCCGCTCGGGGATGGGCAGGCGGTCGCCGAAGCCCTCCTTGCGCGTCTCTCGGGCCTCCTGCCGGCGATCGATGCCGCTCGCCTATCGTCCCCGGGGGCAGCAACGATCGTCGCTTCTGCGCCCTCCTGCGCGCTCTCCGAGGCATCCGCCCCCGAGCCCGAGGTGGACGATGGCGCCTAGGCTCGCGATCCCCTGCGCCCTGCTCCCTGGGGGGCGCGCGCCCCAAGCGCAAACCGCGGGTGCTGCGGGGCTCGATCTTCACTCTCGCGAGGATGCGTGGCTCTACCGCCGCGAGCGGCGGGTGATCGCGACGGGGGTGCGGCTCGCGATCCCCGCGGGTTACGTCGGGCTCATCCGCGACCGCTCGGGGCTCGCGCGAGAGCTGGGGATCTCAGTGCTCGGGGGCGTGGTTGACTCCGACTATCGGGGCGAGATCAAGGTGATCTTGCAGTCGCACGGGCTAGAGCACCATCATATCCAGCCCGGCGATCGGATCGCGCAACTACTCATCATGCCGGTCCCCGCGGTCGAGCTGGTCGAGGTCGAGGAGCTAGACGAGACCGCGCGCGCCGATTCGGGCTTCGGATCGACGGGGTCCGCTTGAACGCAACGCTCGCAACGCGCGCGCTCTCGCACGAAGAGGCGCAAGCTACGTTGCGCCGCGCGCAGACGGACCCATGCTGGTGGATCGAGAACGTCACCGGCTATCGCTTGTGGTCGAAGCAGCAAGAAATCTTGCGCGCTCTCGCCGATCCCGCCGCGAAGTTGATCCTCGTCGCGACGTGTCAGCAGATCGGCAAGAGCCTTGTGGGGTCGCTCGCGTTCGCGTGGTGGCTCGCCACGCACCACGAGAGCAAGCCGATCATCACCGCGCCGAAGGCCACGCAGGTTGATCAAATCGCATGGCAAAACATCCGCGCGGCCTACGCGCGCGCAGTCGAGCGCGGCTTTGATCTCGGGGCAGAGCCAGGGATTGCGCCGAAGTGGGAGCTAGGCCCGGGGTGGGTCGGGCTCGGCATGGTCGCGGACCCGCACAACGCGGTGCGCTTGCTCGGCTTCAACTCGCTCTGGCCCTTCGTTCTGGTCGATGAAGCGGTCGGTGTTGCGCGCTCGATCTGGGAGTCGATCCTTCACCTCACGGGACCACAGAACGGCAAGGTGCTTGCGCTCACCAACCCGCTCGATCCGAGCAGCTACTTCGCGCAGCTCTGGCGCGAGCATCCCGACGCCGTGCGCATCCGCGTCAGCGCATACGACAGCCCCAACTTCACCGCGCTCGGAGTCACCGAGGATGATATCATTTCGGGCGAGTGGCGAGCCAAGACTTCAGCTAAGTCCTTGCCGTTCCCCGCTTTTGTTGCTCCGTCCACTGCACACGACTACTGGATACTCGGCGGGAAGCGACGAGATGATCCGGTCTATCAGAGCAAGATCCTCGCTCAGTTCCCCGAGTCGAGCGAGCACGCGATCGTTCCGCTTGCATGGCTACAGGACGCAACAGAGCGCCGCACCGTTGCGCCCGGGGATGCGGTGACCGTGCTCGGAGTAGACGTGGCGGGTGACGGAGGCGACGAGACGATTGTCTACCTGCGCCGCGGGGCACGTCTCGACCGCGTGCTCGGAGAGCGCGGGCTCGATCGCATGGCGCTCGTCGGTCGGTTGATCGAGCTGCGCGAGAAGCACCGAGCAACGGCGATCCACGTCGACGCGATCGGCATCGGTGACGGGGTCGCGCAACGTCTCCGAGAGCTGGGCGAGCCGGTGCGCGCGATCAACGTCGCGGAAGCAGCGACCGACCGCACGCGCTTCACCAACCTGCGAGCGGAGCTTGCGTGGATCTTCCGGGATCACGCCGACCCGCACGGGCTCGGTGATCTCGAGATCGACGGCACCCGCGACCGCGCGTTGATCTCTCAGGCATCAAGCATCCGATGGTCGATCGACTCGCACGGGCGTCGCAAGGTCGAGAGCAAGGACGAGCTGCGCCGTCGCATCGGCCGGAGCCCCGACGACTTCGATGCCGCGTGCCTCGCGCTCGCGCCCGTCCTCTCCGCGGGCGGCGTGGATCTCGGGCTCTCGGATCTCTACCAACGTTCGCAGTGGAGGGCGCGACGATGATCTCTCGACAGCGACGACTCGACTCGGTGCAGGGCGCGATCGAGACACGAGCCCGCGCGATGGGGCGCCAGATCCAGGCGTTGCTCGCACGCTACCGCGCAACGCTGTTGCGCCGGCTTGATCGCAGCGGGCCCGTTGCGTTGATTGCGAAGGTCGAACCAATCACCGAGGACGCGCTGCTCAAGGAGCTGTTCGACTTGCTCGTCAAGTTCGGCGGCGTGCAGGCGCAGTCAGCCGCGGGGCGCACAACGAAGATCATCGAAGGCTCGTTGCGTCTCGGGGGCGCGGGGCGCCTCGTGCCCCTCAAAGAGTTCAAGGGGATCGAGCGCATCGCCGATGAGCACGCGAAAGAGATCTTGCGCGCAACGCAACGCGGGGTCTCCGAGAAGATCGAGCGCATCCTGAACGAAGCGCGCGCCGCGGCGATCGAGCCGAACAACCGAGAGCTTGCGGTTCAGATCAAGCGAGAGCTTGAAGGCGCGTATGAGATGAGCTGGGAGCGGTCGAGCATGATCGCACGCACCGAGCTATCCATCGCCGAGAACGTCGGACACGCGGCGCAGTATGAAGAGCTGGAGATCGAAGAGGTCCAGTGGGTTGCCTTCAAGGCGCCGATCTGGCCGCGCCGTCACGACTTGATGGACGGCAAGACGATCAAGCTAGGCCAGCGTTTCGAGCTTCCAAGCGGGGTCAAGCTCCGCTTCCCCGGCGACCCCGAGGGGCCCGCGGGCGAGATCATCCGATGCCGCTGCACCACGATCCCCGTGATCGGTGCGGCGCTCCCGCAGCTACAAGCACGCGCGCTCGAAGGGCGCTGAGAGACGAGGTGACGTGATGACAACCGAGCGAAGGAACAACCGCGACACGGGCGGCAAGTTCAGCAAGAGAGCGCCCGAGATGGCGCCCGAGCTGTTGCGCGAGATCGGCGCGACGGGGCTCAAGGAATACAGCGGCTACCTCTACGAAGAGTGGCACCCGGATCTCCGCGGTCGTCTCGCCGACAAGGTCTATCGCGAGATGGCCGAGAACAACCCGACCGTGGGTGCCGCGTTGTTCCTGATCGAAACGCTCGTGCGCCAAGTCGAGTGGCGCGTCGAGACGTGGCACACTGACTCACGCGAGGCGCGCGATCTGCGCGACTGGTTCGACGGTGCTCTATTCGAGGATCTCGCAACGCCCTTTGACCAGACCGTCGCGGAGTTGATCGGCTCGCTCCCGATTTACGGGTGGGCGCTCATCGAAGAGCTCTACCGCATCCGTCGTCGCGTTGACGGCGGGCCGTTCAACTCCCGCTTTGACGATGGGCATTGGGGCTGGCAGGACTTCGCGATCCGATCGCAGGACTCCCGCGATCAATGGATCTTCGATGAGAGCGGGCGCGTGACGCACATGGTTCAGCGCGTCGAGACCCAAGGCACGACGCGCGTGCTCCCGCTCGACAAGTGCTTGTTGTTCCGCGTGCGCCAGTGGAAGAACAGCCCGGAGGGACGGAGCGTGCTCCGGTCGGCATACCGCCCCTGGTACATGCTGACACGGCTCGAAGAGGTCGAGGCGATCGGGCATGAACGCAACGCGGCTGGTCTGCCCGTTGCGCTGGTGCCGCCCGATGCGCTCTCGCCCAACGCAACCGCGGCCGAGCGCGCGATGGTGAGCATGGCGAAAGACCTCGTGCGCAACGTGCGGCAAGACAGCGCCGCGGGCGTCGTGTTCCCGGGGACGAAGGACTCACGCGGCAACGACACTGGCTTCGAGTTCAAGCTGCTCTCAGCGAGCGGCAAGAACGACGGCGGTCTCGACGCCACGATCAAGCGGCATCAGGCGAACATCGGCATGGCGTTGCTTGCCGAGCTGCAACAGCTTGGCTTCTCGTCGAGCGGTTCGCGCGCGCTCGGAGACAGCAAGACCGACGTGTTGACAATGGCGATCGGGGCGCTGCTCAAGTCGATCTCCGACGTGTTCAGCACCGTTGCGATTCCGCGGCTCGCGCGGCTCAATGGCTTCCCGATCGACCAGCTCCCGCACCTCTCGCACGGTGACGTTGAGACGCCGCAGATCGCCGAAGCGAGCGCCGCGTTCGCGAGCATGGTGAGCGCGGGCGCGTTGACGTGGACCGACGATGATGAGGACTGGTATCGCGACCGCTACGGCTTGCCGTCGCGCGCACCGAACGCAGGGCGTGCGCTCGGGCGCCCGGAGCTGTTGCCCGGTGCGATGCCCGAGGCGATGCTAACGCCTGCGA